ATTATTGAACCTGATGGGTTGATAATGGTTAGAGGGTTTCGAGATCCGACTGATGCTGCAGATACATTAGATCAAGTACCTTTTTTGCATTATATAGATATTCACTATCAATCAACTAATATGGCCACCAAACAAAAAGCACCAAACTTCTACGTATAAGGTGACAAAATGTCAGCAAATAAAATTTTTAATTTCGGGCCAGTTGCACTTACCACTACGCTTACCACGGATATACTCAATCCGGCAATCACATCATTAGCCGGTCCGGTGGGTTTTACCGCGACACAACCGTATATTATTATTAAGCACCTTCGAGTTGTGAATAAAACAGCAAGTGCTGCGACCTTTTCCCTTTGGAAGGGTGCAACTGGCGCAAACGCTGCCGGCACTGAGGTTGTCGGTGTTGGTCAGGCAGTGCCGGCTAATTCAGCATATGACTGGTACGGCCAAATGCGATTTGATGCCGCTGATTTTCTTGTTGGCGGTTCCGGTACAGCCACGGCCCTAAGTATCCAAGGTGAGGGTGAAATTGGGTTTATCTAATGGAAACCATTAAAAATTTCACATCTGGACTGTCGCTTGCCGGACCCTCTGACAGAATCCCGGAAGGTTTTACACGGAGTAATCGCGGCCTTTCAGCAACGGCATCCGAATCTTTTCGTTCTCGCTTTGGCTCAGAGCTTCTCGCGGAACTTGACGCACACTCTATTGTCTATTTTGATGATGTATTTTGGTATGGAGTCGGCACTACATTTTACCGTAATACGGTGGACCTTTCTCTATCTCTCTCAGGAGATCGGCTATCCCTCGTGAAATGTCCTCCAGTTGCCGGAATTGCTGATTACCTATTTATCGCCGGTGGTGGAACCCTTTATAAGAGTAAGGCAGACGGTACTGTACAGAATTGGGGTATTGATATTCCGGCATCTGCACCTATTGCGGCAATTATCGCTGGCGGTTCCCTCATAGCAGATTATGTTTATCAGTATCTCATCACATATAAAAACAGCATTACAGGACATCGTTCAAATAGTAACCTAGTTGCTGTCAGTGCAACACCTTCCGGTAGTAATATAACAATTGAATTATCTGCAATTCCCGATGGCTCATTACTTGACAGTCAAATAGACACAGTTGAGATTTGGCGCACTGGACCAAACGGCTCCCTCTTTTTCTATCTCGATGAAATTGCCGCCGGAATAGCGACATACACTGACGACGGCACTATTGATCTTGCAACCGAAGAGCTCCCCCTCGACAACATCAAGCCTTTTGCCTACTTCGATGACTGCCTTGGACCCTTTAACGCAAGTATGTTCTGGATCACGCGCACCGAACCTGGTCAGCGTGGGCGGCTCTTCTACTCCGCTATCGGTCGCGTAGAGGCGATGCAAGGCTTCATTGAGATCACAAGCGACACGAACCCTCTTCAACGCATATTCCGCTTCCAAGGGCAACTTGGCGTTATTGCCGAACGTGGCATCTTCCTAATCGGCGGGGATAATCCATACATCTCGCGAGAGGTGCCAAACTGCTCCGGCACAACCCAACCCTTCTCAGTCGTCGAGACTCCTTTTGGTATTGCCTATCTCGCCCACGACGGCTTTCGCTTATTTGACGGCAACACAAGCACGGTTATCTCCTCTGGAGCTGTTGATCGTATTGTTCGCGGGGAAAGTGTAGGGGATTTTACCGCTTTTTCTTCGGTAATCCAGGCAACCTTTGCTCGTGATGAGTATATCGGTAGTGACGGTGTTCAAACTCTCGCCGTGAATAGAGAGGGCCGTTTCCGTGATCTCGGTGTCGGACTTTCCGCACTCTATTACAACGAAGAAACGGATCAACTTGCAGTAACCTATAACAGTAAGGTGGTCGATTTCGAGAAGCCCCTAATCTACACCGACAACGGTGATGCAATTTCAATCATACTTGAACCGCCCTCAATCAATATAGATAGCTCTATAGCTGCCGTGTTGCAGTTTCTCACGTTTGATATTAACACAAGTGGCAATCAAATCACAGCGACTCTCATTGTTGATGGCGTGACCACCGTTCTCGGCGTAATGCAATCTACCGCCCGTGTGAAGGTATTCTTCAACATCGGGAAAGTCGGCACTCTTTTTACCCTTCGCATTACCGGATTAGTCACATCAGTAATTGAAGTCTTTTCAATCAAACCTGAATTCTACACGCCGAAATGAACCCAAACAACGACACTATAGCTACTACCCTTGAGCAATATCAACCACACTTTGACCGCTTGAAGCTCTCCGTGTATAATGCGTCAAGTGCGGGAGATATGCTATTAGTGAAATGGTGGATGCGCCTCAATGAGACAGGTGATATTGATAAATTGGCTGTTCCGTGGTGCCGCAGCTTACACAAGTTCATGCAAACATATCAACTGCCTTGTATTTTTTTCTACGGTCTAAATAGTGTCGGTGAGATTAATTTTGCCTGCTGGTTCACAGAGCCTTCCGGTGTCTCTATCTTTGCCGGACTCTGGATTGATCCGGCAAGCGGCAAAATAAAGACAAATCTCGCACGTTTGAAAATGCTCTATTCTCTTGTCTTCACATTTTATGAAACAATCGTCGGTACGACTTGGCAACCGGCGATATTAAATCGTCATATCAAACTCGGCTACTCAGTGGTGGGTAATCTCCGCAAATTCCTTGGACAAGATATTGTTTATCTGGTACAAATGACTAGAGAACAATTCGCAGAATCCAAGTATTTTGGTCTGATAAAGGAGTGATAATATGTCTACAGGAATTTCAGGAAGTAAAGGTTCGAGTAGCGGCTCACAGTCTGATGCAGCAGCCACTACCTTAGCAAAAATCTCAGAGGGATTCTCCAAAGAGACAGCGGGTTTGCGCACGGGCTTCATTAATCAGCTCATGGGCATTTTGAGCAATCCGTCCGGTAAGATTGGCTTTGATCAAGCGGGGTATGATGCCGCAGTTGAAAAATATAACACGGATACGGCTGCCTGGGAAGCAGGGGATCGTAGCGGCAGCTCACAACCCTCCGGGACTGTTCCGTGGTATAAAAGTGCTGTAATACCCAACGCCGCACCAGTCGCACCAGTCGCACCAAAGAAATCTGACTTCCAGCGCGGCGGCGGCGTCCAAGTGCCGATCATTGCCCAGGCGTTGGAAGCCTCCAGACGAGCAGGATCACAGGCACAATCAGGCACACGCGATGAACTTGCTCGAACCGGCCTTGTCGGTACTCCGTTCGGACAATCTATCCTCAGTCAAGGTAAGCGTGAAAATAGTATGAATGTTGCAAATACACAAACAGACGTCATGAAAACGCTATACGGTATGCTTCCGAATTTCGTACTTGGTCAATCTCAGACAGCTCTCTCCGGTTTAAGTGGTGCTGTTGGCGGTAATGTCAAGGCGAGTGGCGATAGTAAGAATACGGGCGCGGGCTTCGGACGAGGTAAATAAGATGGCTACTAACCTATTATCGGGAATCATGTCAAATGCTGCTTCCGGTGCCGCATCAGCACAATCGAATGCAATGGATTTCGCGCGATCTGCTTCACGTGGTGAGAAGGAGAAAGACCCCGAACAAGAAGCATATAAAACGCTCTTGACAAAAGTTGCCGAATCAAACTCCCCCGACAGCATCGCGGTCCTCAAACGCTTAAAAGATGACCCTGGCGCGATGAGCTATTATCCTAAAGTTATTCAATCACTCTATGCTATAAAGGGTGGGGATGATGCACATGCAAAATACGAGCAGGATCAAGTGCAAAGACGAGACGATCCTACGGGATTAAAGTCACTTTTGCAGAGCATCAGCGGAGGTTCACCACCACAACAAGCCCCTATGCAGAGTCAAACGCAAATGCCTCAGCAAGGGCTGCTAACGGATAACGCAACTACCCCTATCACACAATCAGCCCCCGCACAAGCTCCACAGAACCTTCTTGCCGGGCGGGAACTCGATATCAGTCAAACTGTAAACGACAAAGGTGAGCGCAGTACGACATTCAATTTAGCTGCACCACCCAAGAGCGACTTATCAAAACATCTCGCAGACATTAAATCATTACGTGCCAACGGTGATATTACCGCTCAAGAATATTCCGATCTCCGTAAATCTTACATGAGCAAAGAAACCGGCACTACTGCAACACATTGGGAAAAAATTGAGCAAGCAGACCAAGGTACTACGGCAATTGTGCTATTTGATGCGAATGGGAATGAGCTGAAGCGCAGTATCTTTAAAACAGGCTCAAAGGAGAAAGCGAAAGAAGGGGATGCCTGGCAGCTACCGGATGGCACGATTCAATATTTCCCGAAGGAAGTAGGTGCAAAGATACCGACTGGAGCATATCGTGTCGGCATTGGACCATCTGCGGCAAGTTTATTCGGTCCCGGTAAAGCTGGCGCAATGAACACGGATGTCTCAGGGCCAGAATTCCTCTCGACACTTCAGCCGGGAGTAGCGGATCAAGTGAAGGCTCTCGCAGAGGGTAGGATGCAATTCCCCTCCGGTTTTGCTCTGAAATCAGACTACTGGCAAAATATGCTTCAAGCAGTATCGCAATATGATCCCGGATTCGATGCGATTAATTATAACTCAAGAGCAAAAACAAGGCAATCTTTCACCAGCGGCACGGACTCGAATAACATCACTGCACTCAACACAGCACTAGCACATCTTCAATCACTTAAAACCGCCTACGATGGGCTTGAGAACGGTAATTTTCCTTCTTTGAATGTTGCCGCTAATTGGCTCGGTACGCAATTTGGCAGCAAAAAAATTCAAAAATCCACAGGCAGCATTAAAACACTCGGAGAAGGTGTTGCAGGTGAACTTGCGAAAGTATTCCGGCAGACCGGCATGAGCGAGGGTGAAATCAATGCTTGGCGAGATCAAACGAAAAATACCGGCGCTACACCTGAACAGGTAAATGCCCTAATGCAAAGCGCAATTGATCTCATGGTAGGACGACTACAGGCACTTGGATCGAAATATACCCAAGGCATGGGGATTTCAAGTAATGGGATTGATCTTCTTTCACCCAAGGCACAGGAGACTCTTGTTGCACTGAAGCCAGATCTTGCTGGAGAAGTGCAATCACTGCATAAAGACACGCCTAATGCGACACCACCTGAGTCTGCCGCAGCCAATCCTGCTGGTGATCAAATCACCGTAACAGCTCCAGATGGGACAGTTCTCACTTTTCCCAATCAGCAAGCCGCTGACCAATTCAAACAAGCCGCAGGTATTAAGTAATGGACTACACGGAACTTGCAAAGCAGTATGGGGGGGCTGTTTTGAATTCAGATGCACCTCCACCTACACCCCCGCCGACATCTTCGGCAACCATTCCACCGCCCTCCGCACCCTCACCCGCGCCAGCACCAGCAGCAACCAACTACGCCGATCTTGCCAAGCAATATGGCGGAACCGTTGCCGCACCTGCCGCACAGGCCGGTCCGATCCCAGCGACAGCAATCTCAACAATTGTACCGAGTCAGCCGCCCCCGAGCATCCCAGACAGCTCTTCCTTTGCCAGCCGACTCGGTGAAGACTGGCAACAGCGATGGTCAAATATAAAAGACATCCATCAAAGGAATGTTGCTCTTGCTGAACAACAGCAAGCGGGAAACTTTACCCCTCTCGGCGCACAAGCACTTAATCAGGTAAATGAACTTGGACAAGCCGTTAGCGCCTTTACAGTTGATCCGATTAATCAGACGCTTATATCCGCTTGGAATACTCTCACACCAGAAGAGTTCAAACAGTGGTTAGCCGATAAAGGTAATGCTGTCTCTCAGACATTAGGGACTAAATTTAATAATTTCCAAAGCACAGCAATTGGCCACAAGTTTATTAACGCACTATCGAAAGGTTACGATTCAACAGCAACGTTTCTTAAAAGGAATCCTGAAATCGGCGAAACTGTTGAATCCTTATTCGCTTTTTCGCTTATTCCGCTTGAGAAAATTGCAGCAACCGAAGCAAAAAATATCGTATCTGATGTTTCGAGTGCCGCTTTAATTGGAGTAAAACCGGCAACAAGAGCAACATCGGCTAATTTGGTGAATAGACGATTAAGCATCGAAATCCGTGATCGCCTACAGCGCTCCGTTGAATTCTTCCAATCCGGCTCAAAGACGCAATCCGCTCGTGCCGCACTTGATAAATCTGAAAGCGCTGTGAAGGATCTTATTAGTAATAAGAGCACGTTTAATTTGACGGATATGAATTATAAGCAGAAAGCGTTCAAGTTGCCTGAAGATCCGAAAACGGCGATATTCGATACGATGCAGATTATCGAGCAGAGGCAGAAGCAGTATGGTCCGGCGATAGAGGCAGCTCTCGATAATGCGAAGGCCGCAAACAGCACAATAGATCCCGCGCCTGCGATTGCCGCAATCCGAGCCAAAATGCAGGAAGCCGCTCTTATTGGGAAGAGTGACAGTCCCGCGATTATAAAAGCAGGCGAAAAGATTATTAAAAACTACGAGCAGAATGGTCCGCTCGAACTCCGAACCGCCCATGAAATGCTTCAAGCGGCGAATGAGGTTGGCGGTATTCCATCTAAGTTCGACATTAAAGTCAAAAGCCTAGAGGATGCTGGCATTAACGCCATTCGAGATTCCTTCTACCAGAAGATTGATCCGGCGGGAGCCGATGCACTCCGGCGATGGGGAGAATTACAGACATTCAAGAAGGGAATTGAGAGTCAGGTGCAGACGAAACTTGAGCAGGCGGGGTTTAAATATTCTCAAATATATGCCACTGTAGAGGCAATGAAAGTTGCTGTAACGGGTCATGCAGGAATATCTGCGCTTGCTGCGACAAGAGGTGTGCAGGATATCGAGAAAGCTGCGAAAGCAACAGGGAATCAACTGGTTAAGATGTTTCGGAATGGATCTTCGTTGATGGAGAAGCAGGCCGTTTTAGCGGAACCATTCACACCATCGAGTAAAATAGTACAAACTATTCAAAATATAATGTCGCGCGGTGGTAAGCAATCCGAACTCATCGACGCACTTAAAGCATTCGGTGTATCAGAGCCAAAACAGATAGCAAACGAGCTTCGTAAGCAGTTGCGCCTCGCTGGACCGAAACCGCGTCCTGCCCTCCCAGCGCCTCCTGGACCTGAACCAGGTGTAACTATGCGAGCACCGGGAGAAGTCTATTCACCCTATTCACCTGAACTTGCCAGACAGGTTAGACAACCCGCTCTTCCTCCCGGTCAAGGATTCACCGCGCCTGGACTAAATGCGGAGCAATCAACCTATGCAAGCCAGATTAACCCGAATCCGCCGACAACAGGCGAATCACCTGCCGATATAATTTTCCGTGTTCTTGGTGGGAAGAAGATGATGAGTGTTGAAAAAGGTTCGATTACCGCAGCAGAGCGGCGTAGAATTGCAGAGCAAACCCGTGGAATGACTCGGCGCAATCGCTGATTAAACGATAAACCGCCGATAAACCCAAAGCGCAACATGCACTATGATCCACAATAGAATTAAATTAAGCATCACTCACCCCTCTAAATAAAGGACCCCGTCCATGTCAGACTACACCGGAGACGAACGCCGCACCGATTGCCTTCACTGCTCTGGTTACTATGAACAACTTAGATGCCTGAAGGAAAGCGAAACGATACAGTGGAATAAGATAGACAAACTATCAGAAGCAATTGGAGCCGGGAAGAATTGGATCATCGGAATCCTTGTTGGCCTTTCACTGAATCTTATCACTGCCCTCATCACCGCAGGTTTTGTTATTGCGAAATCGTTGAATGGTCCCTGAGTAAGTGAGCAAAAAAGGAGCATCTGCTCGCGACAAATGCTCCTTCTCACTGCACAAGCTTAACCCGACTAAGCAGCCGCCCTCTTCGCCTTCTCAGCAGCCTGCCGAGCTGCTTTCTTCGCCAGGTACTCCGCACGCTTCTCCGGGGCCATGACAGCCAATTTCGCCGCTTCCTTCTCACCCCTTTTAAGTGCTGTCAACCATTCATCAGAATGAATTTCAAACAATTGCGCCTCTTTGTTCCAGGTGATCGGTGCCTGCCATTTTCCAGCTTTCAAGGTATCCGGCAACACGTTGGTAATGTTTCCTTTAATTGTCAGCGTTTTCGTACCGATAATAACCTCACAGGGGGCCTCTTCACGAAAGCGAAAACCAACTGACCCGCTCTCCGCGTCATACAGCATCGCAGCATTCAGCCCTTCGACATTCCCGACCAAATTCGCAGCGGCCAGATTGAATACGAATTTTTTTCCGTCCGTCATTGTGACGTGCGGCATCTTTGTCGTTGTTCCTTCTCCCTTCTTAATTCTGCTCTTAACTTCAACTTCTTGAAATGCCATTTTCATGTCCTCCCGCTTGTTTGATACTTGTTTGATAAATAGCGAAATCACCCACCAATCCACTCGTATACAACCCCGCCCTTTGGACCCTTGCTTGCGCGAATCATGCCCTCTTGCGTAAGATCCCACAACGCTTTTTTAACCTTACTTGCGTCCATTCCCTTCTTGCTTCTAAAATACTTCAATAGCGGTGAATGTTCAACATCTCTCTTTCGTCTCTTTATGTAATTCTCCACATCATTACTTGGCTTTGTCTCGAATGTCTCATGCACTACTGATAGCAGTTTACTTGAATAACTCGCTACACTCGCCACCATTGCTTTTGCTCTTGCCAGATGACCCGTTCTGATGACAGGAGGCCCCCCGTCTGCAAGGCAACAAAGTTGTGCGAACTTCAACAACATATCGTGTTGTCGCACCCACGCCGCTGCAAGTGACTCTTCAGTTGGACTTGGCCGAGTCATATACCATTGATCCTGCATGGCCTCAGCATCCGGTGTCATCAATACACGCCCTTTCATCTGTTGGAGAGCCCAGAGGCGGATTTTCAAGTGCTCCATCACCTCATCACGATCTGGCGGGTAGGTGATTCGAGGGTATCGGATATTATAATCCCGCTCACCGAAAATGAAGCAAACACGACTACTGAAACCGCTATCGACAAGTTTTCTTGACAGGATGCCGCGTAGATCACTTTCCGTTGTTCCGATAAGCCAGTTCACAATTGGATCAATCACATCAATCTTTCCGTACATCCTGGTAGACGTGTTTATTGTATAGCCGGTCGCCGTGAAAAGCTCCGTCATTAATGCGACAAATGCCTCAACTAGTGGGACGTTTGTGCCGAGATTATTCTTCAGCTCATCCATTATCAGCCAGAGGTGAGGGCTGGCGAGCTTCTTCGCGCCGTATTCGTCTTTTTCTATTTTGCCGAGTACATCAATCAGACTCGCGCACGTCGCACTCCCCCGGTATTTCGGAGTCACTACACTTCTATCACATAATTTATTTGCGAAGCTAATTGCCGTGCCTTTGCCGGATGCCGCACTCCCGATCAAGAAGATATAAAGATTGGGATATAGTTTCTCGTCTGCGTGCTTTTCATACCAGATATTGCCTTCGAGGATAGCGGCGAGCATGGCTACACTGGACCAGAAATTATAAACAGCCGGGACTTCGCTTTTCCCGCATGCGTATTGATAGAGTTCAAATAGATTACGGGTACGTTGGAGGGCCGGGACGAATGGCTTGGACATTTCATCTTCCTATCTCATCGTTGATTGTTAGTAGGCGTTTAGTTGCTATTTGAAAATATTGCTCATCGAGCTCAATGCCAATGAAGTTCCGGCCCAGGTTCCTGCAAGCTACTCCGGTTGTGCCGCTGCCCATTGTAAAATCAAGCACCGTGTCTCCCTGATTGGTGTAAGTCTTAATTAGGTATTCCATCAAGGCTACGGGTTTTTGTGTCGGGTGCAACACATCGGAGTTGGGGTTTGCAAACTCTATAATCTCCCTGGGGTAGTTTGAGCCGGTGGTCGTTCTCTCAAGCGCGTGCGATTCCCTGGTGTAACTTACCCCTTCGCTCCCTGCATATTTCTTTGGGCGCTTCCACGGTATTCCTTGCTTAACCCCTTGTGGGTAGTAGGGCATGTTTCTTTTGCTTCCGTTTGCCGTTGCCCCCTCAGAAAAGACGCACACATCCTCTACATCTTTCAGCGGTTTTAGCTTTGCCGACACAAAGCCTCCGGGTCTTGTCTTTTTCCATACCCACGAGTATTTGAACATGGGCAAGTTGCTGCACACTAGCACCGAGGTAAACGGCTGGCTGGCCGTCATTACAATGGCCCCGTTCGGCTTAATGATCCTCTTCAGTTGTTCCCACATTGGTTCAAGCGGGATAACCGAATCCCATTTGCAGGCCGTGGTTCCGTAGGGCGGGTCAGTCAGTATCATGTCTACTGAGTCACTTTCAATATACTTCATCAGCTCTAGGCAATCTCCTTGAAGTAATACCGGGCTAAAACTCTGACGAGCTATCACTACCCCACCTCATCGTTCAAAGTAAGCAACCGAAGTACAAATTCTTCCCCTTCCCTCTTCTGATCCACTCGATATTCCGCCTTGAACCTGAGCAGCTGACTCGCATGGAGTCGGATCTCTTTATCCGGCATCGCATCGAGCAGTGTCACCATCACAGCATATAGCGAGTCATACGCCCCCTTCAACTCCGCGAGCTGCTTTTGCATCACACCATGCTCGACTCTCATAGTCGCCATCGCCTGAAGGGAGCCTTGTTCTTCCGGGGTGAAACGAGATAGGGCTTTTTTTATATCATATCTTTTAGTGGCGCTCATCCTACTGGCCCTCCCCAATCTGACAGAATGAATTTTTATGCCTGATTAGCTTATTTCGATAGCACTCAATAAACCCCATATCACCTATCGCTTTACTCTTCGAACACTCGCCGCATCGCAATACCTTACCACTCTCATCCACTTCCCTCTCCTCTTCAATCTCGCTCATCAGCATTTTCAGCTCTCCCTACATATTAAGTTAGTAATAACCCACAGGATGAACACTTCAATACTGCACACCGGGCCGAACTGCACTCCAAGAACAAGCAGACCAAGTAAGAATATCAGCATTTGAATCCCCCCTTTCTTAATTGATTATAGAACTCATCCCTCGATGGCATCCTTTTAAACTCCACCCCCTTCGGATCTCCCCAATTTCGCCCCACTGTCACCCCGGCTGGAATCGTCAGCCAATTCCCAGACCCCGCTGGAATCTCCCGCCTCTGCTGCATGGCCAGGGTGATGAAGATGGCATAGTCAAAGGAATCCGCAATCGGCACACTCACGATTATCTCATCATGCACCTGAGCATTGCAAGGTTTTTCGTACTTGCCGAGCATATAATAGGTAGCAGGTATGAGGCCGTATTGATTCGTCCAATCGGCCACTTCTGCCTGAAGGTAAAAGCTATACCCGATCCGATAAAGGTCATCGTCAATTCGACGCCTTCTCAGGTCAATCCGCCTACCCCAGCTCGTCTCTAGCACCCCTACTGAGCGAATCCGCTCCCGCACCATCGGCATGTAGATCTGTGTGATTTCTGGGTTCTTCTTCAAGTAGGTGTCAATAAGGCGTTGGCATTCCTTCGCGCTAATGAATAGCTGCCCTTCTGTGTCCTTACTGACCGACTCGGACATCTTATTCCCCGCCATTGAACGCCAGCTCGCATGGAATATCTTCTTCGTAAGGTAGCGCATCTGCTTAAATTTCGCCTTATCCACAGCACGCGGATTTATGCCAAAAATCGGCTCAATCTCCTCAGTGAAGCAATCATAATCTGCGCCATTCGTATTGACATGGGTAAGCATACGCGGAGTCCCGCAATACATCAAGCCCATTCTGTGCTCTGCTTGCTGAAGATCACACCGGACGAATACGCACCCCTCATCGGGTAAAAACGTCTCACGAATACTCTTTAAATGTGTTGCCATGTTTTACCCGCTTTAATACGTTCAATAGTAGTCGTTGGGCCGCCGAACACCGTTGTTCAAGTGTAAGGCTCAAAAATGTATAGCTTGTGACCGTCTTCAACCAGTTTGAAGTAGCTAGGGGAGTCATCACCTGAGAATTTATTATTCAGAAAATCCACGACTTTTTCTCCCCAGTATTTATTAATATTTTCTGCCACAAGAGTATCTGAAGAAGACTCTCTATCAAAGTTATCTACGATTATTATTTTCATAAATCACCTATCCTCCAGTTAAACGGACAGGACAACGTCCGCGTGGTTTCGGCAAGCCCGGTGGCCAGCCGTATATTGCTATGTTATGTGTCTTTCATGGCCGCTTCGAACTTTTTCCACCAATAGTCGTTCAGGTGAGCTTCATCGTTATATGTTTAAGGACAAAAGTTCATCGCCAGAAACAACATAATCCAGGGTGTCGCTATTATAGCCATCGGCGTGGATGATAATTCTCACTCCAGGCTCACCGTTGACCATCGCTTTTGTCTCCTGCACAGACAACCGAAATTCCGGGGTAATCTGGATATCATTGCCGTCTTTGTCTTTCGCGGGCACCGTCATTCTCAACAAACCTTCAAGCGTTTTCATTGTCCACCTCATGTTTTTTTGTTCCCCGCAGCCCTCGCACTCTATACGCACTGACCGGAGGAGATTAAAGCCGACACAGCCGCAGCGACATACCAGGGCCATGTGGTCAGCAATTTGTGTAATCATAAAAAATCACATAACAAATTTTTCAACCAGACCGCGCGAACGGTTCCGGTTTTCATAGCCGCATTGTGGCGCGGCTGGTTAAAACGGCGTTAGCTGCCTGTCATTATTGCGGCCAGCTCGTCACCGCTCACCGTTTTAATGGTTTCGGAGCACTCATTGCAGCCACAGAAAAACAGCGTGGTTACTTCGTTCAGCCTCAGGCGACCGTCCACAACTCCGCTGCGTGTCGTTTGTGTGCAGTGCCATTCCGTATCAGTGCTGCCACATTCCGGGCACTCGGTAGCTAACAAATCATTCAACATCGCTCGTTCCTCGCTCGGACGCGCTAACGCGCGCCGGTTAATTCAGCCGTTGTATTGCTCTATGAGCCTGAACCGTATGTCTGAGCATCGCAGTTTAATTGGTTCCGCAGCATCCGCGACCGCTCTTCGTCCTGCTGCTCACTGTTATCTATGCCCTCGTGTTTTTCGCAAAACTTTCTGATGTGCCATGACTCGTAAGGCCCAATCCGTAGATCGTATTTTATGTTCCTGATTTTTAGCTCGCAAAACATATCGAAATGACGACAAAACTCACAAGGAGGTCCGTAGTGTTCAAGCACTTCATTCAAATACTGGCAGACCTCACCTTTTCCAAAGCTGTTAATGTCATCCATATCAAGCTGTTGCAGGTCATCGTCTATTGGAACAATCGGGTATCTATATGTCGCCAAACCAACCTCCTGTGTTTAGGTGGCCCGGTCTGCTCACCCTTGTCGTTATGTGCTACCAAATGTTTTGCGTCCCAACCAGTTTAGCCGGGATTTTTGTCAATTCTTCAAATTTGGCCGCTTTGGCTCTTAGATTATCAAGCCACGCCTGGTCTATCTCGCTGACAAGGACATTAGGCACCTCAAATCCGTAATAGCACCAATCAGAATCAGCATCATAGTGCATCGCCATGGTTTTCATGTCGTTATCTTCTGCCCATTCCGACAGTCCATCAGGAGCATCGACAGAGCCCAATCTGCTGCCTATTTCACCAACAATCATCCCACCATCATAATCAATTCCCATAAATGACCTCCGTGCAAAAGCACATAACAAGCGGGTAGAGCAGAACCGGGGAACCGCCTGATTTTTTTATTCATGTTTAGGTGGCCCGGTCTGCTCACCCTTGTCGTTACACCTTCCCAACCTCAATCTAATATCTAATCTTCCAACCTTAATTTGCGAATTTGGCGAATCGGTGCTTTTGCTTGTTTTTGCTCAAATACTTTTTTGTTTTGAACTTCGCAGAATCATAAGCTATTCTTTCGGTTGCTTCCGTCTGCTTCGTAATCCTCAATCGCTCGATCATTTCAAGTTCACGTCGCCCGTCATCTGCTTGCTTTTGCTTTATCCGCTCTGCCTGCATCTTTCGCAACAATTGTTTACTTTTCGACACCGGCACAGGCGGTACCTTAAGCGCAGGCTGCCGCGTACTATCCACCACCGCCCGCACAAGTTGCTGGATCACAAAGGGTGCTCGACTATAATCAATCTGCCACTTCCTCCGCGAGCGCTCTTCCCACTGCACAAATGCCCCATCTCTCGCAGCCTTCGCCACCTCAGAAGGCCAACCATTCACCCGAGCCATCCAAGCAATTGCCGCTGTCCCCTCCCCCCTCGTCTCAGCCAGCCCGATATGCTTCACCTTATGGCACATTGGACACAGCGCGATTACCCCCTCCAGATATTGGATGCCCGTCGCGTCATCAAACGCCCACCGCTCGTGGCATTCGACAGGCCACTTTTCCCCCTTCCCACAGCAGATTTCACAGCGGTAGCCTGCCGCACGGTAGCTGTCTTTTCGAATGATGTCCCATTGCTCTTGCGAGAGGAGAGAGCGCAAGTTCGAAAACCAGCTACTGCGCGGGATCAACTCAGGTATAAGTATTTGGGTGGGGTATTGCATTTTTATCTAATGATTTCAACGTTTTATGTTTTGTAAATTGTAACCAGTCCTACGCGGATTCGTACTACTCGAAAGCCGCCCCGCCTCAGTCAACATCTTATAGCTACAACGAATCCGCCCATCCCCGTCATACGACCCTTTCAGGTAGTCAAGCTCCTTCTTCTTCTCTCGATACGCCAATAGCAAATTCCCCCAATTGCCAATCTTATCCGGCCATTTTGCGGTCATTTTACGAATCGAACCCTCATCCAGTGAGACAGTGCGCTTTTTCCCGCCTACCCCCTTCGACAGCTTGAATTGCTTTGGAAGACCGAGCGTCTCATAGAAAAACCGTATCAACTTATCCTTGCTGAAATCCTTTTTGGTCGAGCGCACTTTGAAACGAATCTTCCCAGCATTCTGCCCACCTATCATATACGTGAGGCCGCTTGTCATCAGAGCTGCCCTCCCCTCCTTACTTATCTGTTTCGCTATCGGAGGATTCGCTACCTCAACACCCGGCAACTTCCCATTCATATCCGGCACCAGTAAGCACTGCCACTCGGCAGTAGTCGGCTCCCTTAATGCGCACCTCTCCTCTTCCGCGAACAACTCCTCCCCTGCCGCTGCAACAAGCTGCCCATGTATCTCCTCAAGCTCCCCCCGAAGTTGTTTCGCCCAACTTTTCTGCGCCTTCTTATCCACCCGGAATCCGTGCAGGCTTGTTCTAAGCAGCGGATCAAGCAGCGCCTGATAATGCCGGAAGTAGAAATCCACCAACCCCTGCTGATACAAATCTCCATAAATGCAATCGAGCAACTCTCTCGTATAACAACAATCCAGGCCGTTATATACCCATAGAGCTTCAAGTTCATCACTATAGCGGATCACCTCCTCGCCATCTTTGCCTTCGTCTTTCCAATAACGGTAGTCGTCGCAATAGATCGAGGCGAGAAAGTCCAAGCTGTGCGACTCCGCCGGATCAATCGCATGGTGCATCAGTTGCACGTCCCAGGTGAAATTCGCCAGCCATATTCCGTACCAGGCCAGCCAATAGGCATCATACATTCCATTACATAATATCTTAGGGGCTGCCGACTCACATAGCCTTTTCACATACGGCATCATCACATCTTTTGCCCGGCCAATAAGCGGAATTGTAATCGACTCAGTAGGCGAGAGTGCAAATCCGACACATGATAGCTGACTGCCCCACGTTTCAATGTCCGTGGCCATAGCGATATCCCCTGCATTCGCTTCCACCATCCTCGCGAAGTCCGCTACCTGCCACTCATCGGGACTTACGATATGACGGCGCTCAATCGGCACCTGGCCAACTCGCAGTATCCGCGCCACCCGCTGCCAATCCCGAACTGTGCGCTTCTCCCACTTCTGCATGCACATTACTGTCGATGGGTGCGTGATCGGCACTACGATTATCTCTCTCCCGCGGAGATCCCGATACCGGTAAACAGATCCTCGCAATTTTGAGATGCCCGCCTTCTTCTCGATCACCGTTGCTTCACCGGGTGAGAAAACCTGCCTGACCGCTGCCTTTACCTGTCCTTTGCCGGTGAGTGCAAACGTAGCGTAGTTGCCAAGCGTGACGATTACACGTAGCCCGGGCATTTCCGCAATCCGCTCATGCAATTTTGAGATCCAAGGCACCAACTCGCCGATTGGAACACTCTCTACATCATTCCGGGCGGGCTGATACGGATAGAGATTGATCAGGCGCATCTTGCTACGCTCAAGTCCGACCTCCCGCCACCAGATATCCTGCTGTTTACCTGCCTGCCCGGCGAACGGCCTGCCCAGATTCGCCTCTTGTGTCCACGGTACATCACCGATTACGAGTATAGGTGCATCAAGTGGCCCTTCATCTGGGACGAAGCGTCCGAGTGTTCGGCTGGCGTATGCGGCTGCTGCGTTCATTTTTTAACCTTATGTTCATCAATCGCAGTAGTCACAATATCCCGATACCTTTTAAGATTAATCCCACACCCTTTACACGTACCATCCTCTTCAAACATATCACTCAAGCAGTTAATGCAGCGAGAGTTCCAGCAAGTTTCACACTCGCCGGTGTATTTGTGATTAAGCGAGTCAGAATCCGTCGAACAATCCTTCCCACACTTCAAACACTTCTTCGCCCCAAAAACCCTCTCCCACCCCTCCCGATAACGATCATTCGGAAGATGACAGCTTGCGTTTCCTTTCATTCTGTTAGCTCCATTGCAGTAGGATCAAAATTAAAAACCTTAATTGCCATTAGACAATCCACACAAATATGCAACTCTGTTTTGTTTAACGTTTCCCTTTCAAGTTGACAAGCCTCGTTCATAGTTAAACCGATTAGTTTGGTGTGTTCGTTTGACTCTAAGCAAATATTACAATGGTGTGTTATTTTGTTCATTGCCCATTCATCTCCTTTTTATAAGCCTCTTCTGCTTTATCCCAGGCCCATTTTTGCGCTGGAGGATAACCGTTCTTTTTACAATATTCCATCATCCAATGCCATTTTGTCATCCTCCTACCCCCTACCGCTTAGTAATCTCACACCCCGCAACCTTCCTCTTCCCCGGATTCTCCCGCAACAACTGCTTGAGTTTCTCCACGTCAATCGTGACCAGCTCACTCGCATGTTCCGTAATCCATATCTGCGTCGCCGCCTTGCTCACCAGCAGCTTCATGAATTCAACCTTATCAGTCACGGTGATATCAAAATCAGGCACCTTTGCTGCCACCGGTCCCTTCGTGCTGCTCACGCTATTTTCCGCTTCCGGTTCTCCTAGCATTTCCGGATCGATAAAAACAAAAGAAGACATTCCACCACTCACCACACCTGTGACTGGAGCACTTTGCTGGGTTTGCTGTATTGCTGCCGCCTGCGTTGTCCGCATTTGTTCTTCATTCAACCGGCGCGCCTCCTCTCGCTCCCTTGCCCGCGCCTGCTCCTTCTCATGATCCCTCTTCGCCACCAGCTTCTTCAACCATTCCCGATTTTCTTCAATCGATCGCCGCGTCTGCCGAAATAGTCCATTAATCATATCAATGACGCGTGTTGGGAATGCTACATACGACAGGCGCACCTCCTCCAGTGTCTTCAGCGCGCTGGCCATATCCTTACCCACTGTGACCGCTTGTGCATACTCCTCATCCGTTGTGATAGTCGTTGGAGTGCTCGCCTTCGACTGCTGCCACGCCATCTGCTTCCCGACGATCATCAGGAATTGGGCGTCACTTGCAGCGCGGGCCAGCTCCATATTCGCCTTGAGTTCTGCATTTTGATCAGGCTGCATTGTCGCCATCACACTAAGCGCTCCTTGCTCTGGTATTGCTGGCATGAAATCCTCTTGCATATCATCTCTCCTTGTTAGTTGTTAATGGATAAAAATGACCGTCTCTCCGGCCTGTCACTCTTTCCCTGGTTATATTAAAATGTCCTGTCAGTGTAAGAATTTAAGCGCTCAGGACATTCTTGATAATGCGAAGAAAAATCAAAACGGGCAGGATTCGAACCTACATTGGGCTTTCGGGCTTGTAAGACATCCTTAAAAGGGCTTGTTTCCACCGTCAATCTGCTATATTTGCAACATCTTTCGAATAGCTTTCCAGCAGTGCGTCTACCAATTCCGCCACCGTTCTGATCCCGCGTTACAGTCGCGGCCCTGTCGTCAGAAAGTATCGACTCTTAAGTGAGACACTTTCCGGCAAGCATTAACCGATCCCATTCCACCCCGGCTCACTTTGATGCCTGGCCACGTGCATCCCGAAGGCCATAGCACTCACATCCTGATTACAGATCGTGCAACGGAGCATCGGGCCGACCTGTGCCTGCTGATCTGGCGGCGCCATCGGAGCGGGCTGCTGTTGTGTTGGTGGTGCCGTCGGCTGGGCAGGCGGTGCCTGCATTGGTTGCGCGGGCTGTGTCGGTGGGGCATTCTGCGGAGGCGGTGCCATAGCGGCCTGCCCTGCCATCGCCGGACCACTTGTCTGCCCTGGCTGACCTGCCGCAGGCGCAATCCCGATCTGCCTCTCCCCAACTCTGAAATATCCGGTTACCCGATTCCGCTTCGTCCCCTTATACTGTCCTTCCTGTGTCTCAGTATACTCAACAATCGACAGCAACAAATCTGAATTCTCCAAGCTTGCGAGCAGCACAACGATATCATTATTCGGCGGTACCTGGCTTGCCTTGCAAAGCTTTTTAAACGAGCGGGTGCCCATCGCCCCGGCAACAATCGCCAGCGGCTGCTCATCACTTCCGACCACGTAATTCTCAAAATGAGACATCCCCTGCAATTCAACCGGACCAACGCACTCGAAAATCGCCTTGAACATCCGCTTACCGGTATTGTTCGACTGCCCATCCTCAATCGACTTCACCTTGAATTGACCGATCATCGTCGGAAATACATTGTCCTCTTTTGTTTCTTCCCATGGGAAATAATTCTGGTTCTGCATTTTTTTAATCTCCTTCTGTTTTTGGTTGATTATACGGCAATTGCCGCGTTAATTTTTTTCATGACATCATCTACGGTGTCTGTGACCTTGAACATGCCATCACTTGTACCTAAAAAAGTAACACCGTTCTTTTCCGCTATTGCTTCAATCTTATTCACATTAATAAAAGTCCGCCTTAAAACATCATCCGACCCAATACACACAACTTCTATAAACATAGCACACTCCCACCCCTCCGTTTGTTGTTAAATAGGCACTATTGCCCGTCTTACCCCGCTACAACCAGTTTACAATCACAATCAAAGCGCAGAACCAATCTACAATCAAGGAGGCGGAAAAGCTGTTATAATAGCCATAAAGGATATTGCCCACGCAATCAGTAAAATCAATGCTGCTATTGCAAAATTTTTTGCCTGTTCCCGCATTTTAGCATCCTCCTTTTAATTTTTAACACACAATCGCCCGGTTTCAACTCCAACAAAAGCTCCTACCGCCAATTTACCCATAATGAATCATAAGTTGGCCAACAAGGGCTTGGAGCATCAATATGCGTCTTCGCTTGATATTTCCCATCATTATCCGTCTGTAGAGCCCGTTGTGTTTTCCCGTCCGGCAACCGTGCAACATACATACGATACATTTCATTGAAATACCTTGCCGCACCGTATGATAATCGCCCAGGCAGATCAGGCGTATACAGCATCGTACCATCCACCTCATCCATCTGCCGCGCCACATGACACATCATGACGACATTAATTGGAAAGCCCTTCTGCAAGGCGATCAACCGCTCCAGCATGTCCGCCGCTGCCCCAAACCACTTTCGCGGGTCCTTATATTGCGGATTCAGCACAAATTGCTCATATAGGCGGGCTTCCAACGAAATACTGCTCAGGCTCCCGACTGCAAGCGTCTTCCACTGACTGACCTCACCTGCAAAATACGACATCCTTGCCGTCAGCATCGCAACAGCATTCGGCATCTCCGGGTTATCACTACTATAATACTCAATCCGCACGAATCCGTCCGGCCGCACAATATCCCGATACGGAATCATCAAGCCACTATTACCGAGCTGATACTGTTGGATCTCGCTGACACTAGTGGCCCCCTTCATATAAGGCATCTCTTGCCCATACCCGTCCAGGTGCCAAACCAGCATCGGCTTTGGCCAGGTTGCGGCGAAGGTATCCTTTCCAGATCCTGACTCACCCATCAACAATAGGTGAAGAGGTGGTCTATTTGCTGCTATTTGTCCTGTCTGCTCTGTCACGCGACACCTCCTAGTTCTAGTTCAATTTTAGCTTCCAGATCGGCGATCCGTTGCTCTTTCTCTGCCAGTAGCTGCTGCAAATCCTGCAACTCCCCCATCACCTCCTCATAAGCATCCTGCGAAATCTCACACCTCTCACACACCTTCACAATCAACACCATGTCACTTGTGCTATTTATTGCTGGCATGCTTTTCTCCAATTCCTCCCCACAACTTTTACATTTTAAAATCAAACGGATCATAACTCACCTATTTCCCTTTATCATTGTGAACATTCAATACCTCAACTAACCACCTGGCATCTTGTTCAGATAATGACGTGAAATTTCTTTTATTGCTTGACGTTTCAATACGCCAAAAGATAACCAAAGCATTCCCCTTGCGGTCTTTCACCACATCCTCTCTTACTTCCCACATTTCAGCTTACCCCCTATTTGATTTCGCCACTCCAACATCTCCCCCTGCCTGCTCGGCCACGCCCGCCAATAATCCATCCACCCGGCGCTACCCGGCACCAGCTGCTTGTATCAGTAGGGCAATTCGCCTGCCGGCACCGGCCCATCCTGCCCTTGCCCAACCGCCCACGGTTCCCACCGCTCATACTCTACCAGCCCACTCACCATCCCAGCATCGAACCCAACCGCACACCACTTCTTGAACTCGCAAAATGTACACCCGTCATTGAATGCCCCATTTCGTCTTGCATACGGAAGATATTCCACCGATGGAAATGCTTTCTGCAGGAGAGCGAATTGCCCGGCCAACAAAATCGCATCCTCCTTCCACCGTGCGATCATCTCCGGGCTTCGAGCATATACAAGCAACTCAAACTTAACATGTTCAATTCCGCATTCCGCATAGGGCACCTTATGCGTCGTGCACTTTCTCGTGCTATTGGGCACCTTCATCACCTCCAGAGCATTCACATAGCACTCCCCCATCGGCTGGCCCGTTTCCTGTTGGCCGGCCCACACGTAGCCGCTCATCTGACTCGTCATCCGATACTTCCCGGACCACCACTCGCTGATTGTACGTGTCGTTTTATGATCCAGGGGCGCACTCAAGCCGCTGACCTTATCCTGCACGAGCAAGTCCCTTTTCACATAGAACGTTATGTCCTCCGCGAGTGGAAAACCGACCGTCTGCTCAAATGAAACCGGCACAAACGGGAATCGCTCGACGGGCCTCGTGTCACAATATCGGCCCATTATGCGTAGGCAGTTTTCCAGCGTGAAGCGATCCTCTTCCGGTTGGAGTTGCGCCGGGAATAACTTCGCATGCTCGGCCCGGAATGCTACCAGCACCTGCTCTTTACCGGCACCCCTGAAATGCTGCTCCAGTCCCGCATGGAAGCAGTTCCCGATATCCGCCGCGACCTTCTCGCCGGTGCCGCGTAGGTGCAAGACATGACGAGCAATCCCGGCGGCGTCACATTTGGCGACATCACATAATAGTGTATTATCTACCTGAATCATCCCCCCACCTCCTCACTCACCAATTGCTCAAATACCTCCCGCTCAATCACCCCCAGCCCAATCTCAAGCGCCCGATTGTGTACCTCTTCCATCGTCGTTCTTTTGTCTGCCGCGAGCCGCCGCATCAACGTATGATGCCTCACCAACATCCCTCTTGTGCTCCATTGTATTTTCTGCTCTCTATCTGCCATCTGCTCTATCTCACCTCCCATCTAAGTAATAATCATCCACAAAGCTAAACAAGTGAAACAATTCTAACATTTCTATCAAAAAACAGTCAACCTTTTTATTTCATCCAAATAAGAAAAATTATTTAACAATGAAATCACCCACCTAGAGCCAGTTTACCCGACCGTCACCTACTACTACTCACCATATCAACTCACCGCGCTAACCTCACTTTTACCCCATATCGTAGCCAACTTGGTGTAATTCCGGCAAGCACCGCCGGCACCCTCCCAACTAATATCGGCCCCACCTGGTCACATGTCTTCAGACCTGTCTCAATTACACCAGGGAGCGCAAAGTCAATCACCCTCCCCTTCTGATCCGTCAGCCAACAATGACACTCCACTGGTGGATTGAAGTCAAATCCGTAGCAACCTGCGCCGTCCGCACTGACTACGCGCATTTCGCCGGCTACCAGCATAAAGTCCGCCCACCGCAAACAGTCCTGAGCAATCCTCGCTTTTTCGAAGCAATCACCATACCGGGACAGACTCGTGAAACGCGCCACCACCTGCCGACAATCCGCCGCCGTAAGCAGATCCCCAATAATCGGCCAACTCTCCCCACCCGTCAACAATGTATCCAGATCCGTCAGTATCGGTACATCACTATACCGCTCAAATGGTATCACACTTGACATTACCATCAACCCCCCACCAGACAAGGCATAATCAGCCCCCCGAAATCATCCCGATGTCTCAGCTTGACACCGATCGGATTCTGCTCCATATCAATCATATTTATTTCCAATTCAACCACCGCCATCTTCTCCCCCTTGCTCAGCTTCTTCGTCATCTTGACCAAGCGCTCTAACTCCTCAAGGGAGATTCCCACCACCCCCGTATGACCCTTCTCGCGCTCGACCTCCACCGCCTGCCGTATCTGCTTAACGGCTGGCCAATCCCCATACTCACAGTGCTTCACCTTCATATCCTGCACGGTATCGCAATCCGTTGTCACCAGATGATGATGCGTCTCATCCGTCAACACCTGAACGCACTGCAATATCAGCATAACACTTTTCGATGCCACACTAGCAAACGCCTTCTCTAATTTATCCGCCGGAATCAGCACACACTCTTTACTCGCCACCGCGCCGGCAATCGCACAATCCGGGAACTCATCATCTGTATGCTCCAACCTCGACCAATACAAACAATGCCCATTACTCCCATAGATCATACTCTCCGCCGGATCTACTTTAACCGCACGCAATTCAAACGCGCTATCATTCCCCTTCGCCGCCGCCATCCCTACTACCGCATTGTCCGGACTTATTATCATCTCTTTATCCTCACCATTCGTTATAATTTAAAAAAGAGCGCCTATCCCTTTGACAAGCGCTCCCCTCACCCTGCCCGATCAATCCTCCATCTTCACTCTTCGCCCTGGCATTGCCACTATTGCATTATCCAGTACCCCGGCAAGTGTCGCCATATTCGCCCGGACTGTCTCCCTCAGCCCGTCATCCCCCCGTAGATCTTCCGGCTTCACGCCACCCAGCACCGCCTTAGCCGACTCGCACAATGCAGACAACTCCGCATCAGCAAAAATATTCCGCTCTTTAAAAGTTTCAAAAAATTCGAAGAAATTCCCGACCATCGAATCACGAAATATCTTCTTCTTCCCATCGGCGCCCGGCTCGCTTAGCCGATCAACACAATTCTTCAGCAATCCGGCCATCTCCTCACGAAGCGCTCGAACGCCCATCTCTCTTGCCTCCTCCATCGTATTTATAAATTTCGCCTGTTCCCTCTCCACGAGGGCCGGATCAAGCACATTATTCGCGCCCGGTGCCTGCATCGTAATAAAACGCCAGTCAAAGGCGAAAAATTGGCTGATATCCGCCGGGTAGTCGCTTTCATCATACAATTCTCCAAGCATTGACCGGGCATCCTCCCTCAATTGACCGTACACCTGATAGAAAGCAGCACAAGCCACTTCAAATCCTGCCTTCATCTCCTGCAACCGCTCATCTATCCGGCCCACCGACTCGAACGGGACAAACATCACCCCATGGATGGGAAAAGGCAATGACCGTGCTCGCAAGAAAACCCGGGCCTCATTCCGCGCCCTCCCTATCGGTTTCAGTGCCTCAGGGTCAATCAGCGCCTTCCTCGCCCGCGCCCACTCACTCCCGAGCGCCGCCTTCGCCTTCGCCTCATCAATCTTCTTCGCTCCGCCCCACACACTAATAGTCAATTGAACCAAACACCCCTTGTCAAAAATATTCTCCGCTTGCATTGTCATATCACTGCACCTCCCCTTTATTTATTTGTCCTTCCATCAAATCACCCTTAATAGTTTCAAGCAATTCAACCGCCCGCTCTAAACTCCCCAAATCTGCAATCATCAACACAAGTGACAGCATTACACTTGCCGCGAATGTAAAAGGGTGCACCTCCCCGAGTATAATTACATCATTCTTACTTGCTGCATCCAACATGCCCGCCGCTGCAATATCCCCTTGTCTCAGTAATTCCTCTTTACTAATCCTCATACCCCTGCCCCTTTTATTTGTCTTCCTTTTACCTGCTCAATCGCCCCATCCCCATTTGCAGCAATCGCATTATACCGCGCCCACTCCCTTGCCTTCGCTATCCTCTCCCGGTTCTGCTGAGCAATTGGTCGCACGTTCGCCAGCGCCACCCCGAGCCCGTCATACATAGCATTCTTCACAAACTTCTCAATTTCCGCGCCTGTCCACTCACTTCCCAACTCCCCCATATCCAGCGCCAGCAATGCCGGATCGCTTACCTTATACCGTGCAAGCATGATTTGATATATCTCCGCTCGCTCGCTTGCACTTGGCAGATCCACAAAGAAAATATCATCAAACCGGCGAATAAGCGCGCCCTGACTAAGGGTAAAAAGCTCCTCAATATCATTACAAGTTGCAACTATATAATGTTTCGCTTTCGACTCCTGCATCCAAGTCAAAAGTTGCCCAAACATGTTAGAGCCTGTGCCGCCATCCGTTTTCCCACTCGACTGCACCCCACTCAGTGACTTCTCAATCTCATCCAACCATACTACACACGGACTAATCGCATCAATCAACCGTGTCGCCTTCCGCATGTTCGCCTCACTCTCCCCTACCAACCCGCCCTTTAGCGTTCCCAGGTCCAGCCGGATCAGAGGCATACCCAGCGCGCTTGCAGTCGCCTTCGCACATAGACTCTTCCCGGAGCCCGGCAATCCAGCAAGTAGGATACCACGTGGCAACGGCAACCCGGACCCTTCCAAAAAGCCCGGCGCCCTGCTCGCAATGTACTGCTTGAGAGGTTCCAGTCCTCCCACCTCATCCATAGACGTTGCCGGCCAAATTTCCGCAAGCCCACTTTTCTTCACTGCCTGCAATTTCTCTTCTTCCAGCACTGTCCGGTCATACCCCTTACACTCAATCAATGACCTGGCCAGCGCATTTTCCGCCTCTCCCAGCGTGAGACCCTTTGCGCTGGCAATCACTGCCTGATCTATCACTATATCAAGATCATTATCAGCTGCAATTGTCCCCGCCAACGCTACCAACTCTTCAACAGACGGCAATGAGAAATCCACCATCGTGATATCCTTCTCCAACTCCACAGGGACTTTCGCAACCGGCGACAATAATACGATATGCTTATCCATACTTTTACAAAGCGGCAACAATCCGCGAATCGTCCGCACTACCCTCAAATCATCCATATATCGATGCGCATCCTTGATATACAGTACGCTGGACTCCGGCAACGTGCGAAGCGCATTCAGCGCCGCCTCCGGATCTTCAATCACTTGCCTTTTCTCCCCCGTGCAAGTTGACAGACCGCCTATGATATCCCACTGCCAGCAACTATACCCTTCCGCCTGTTTCGATAGCTCTGCAATGACCCTATCTTCCTCAAATGACTCACACCACAACAGAGGATACCCTGCCCTCAAATAATTACGAAAATTCATCTTCCCTTCCTCCCATCTCCAATTCCAATAAATATAAAAACGCCTCTAAATTATACAACACCCCGAGGTAGAGAAACATCTCCCCTTCCTCCTAATGTTTATGATATTGCTTTTGCCCATTCACCACATGAACATGCCCTGGCCTGGTCTTCTGCCTGATCCGCTCCCCGCCTGCTAACCGTGCAATCTCCGACAACAGTTCATCCGCCGAGCAATGATTCGCCCCACTGATCCCAGGCGTCTCAATCTTAATTTGCCCATCCTCTAATATCTCTATCTTTACCCTATCAGCCATCTCAATCACCCCTCTGTGTAGTACCACAAGCTTCTGCAATCCGACACCGGCACCAATATGGATACCGACACCCATGTCGCACTATATATAATGATAGTCTATCCGCTTTCATTTCGTCACCAAATAAGCCGGTTCGCAGTGCTTATGCTTCCTGCTTAACTTACCCGTAACCGTGACCCAGAAAGCCGTATTAGCCAACCACTCGCTGTCACTGATAGCCTCAATCGTCGCCTTACATGGATTATGTTGTGGATAACCGTTTTCTACTGTCAACCTATGAACAAAGGCGCCTTTAACCTCTGCTTGCAGCTTCTTCGATAAATCCGATCCTTTGACTAGTTTCATGATTTCGTCCCTCCTCTCTAATATTTAACCGCCTGATATTGATTCTCATCGACCGCTGTTAACGTCCACCCTTTCCGCCTGGCCACTGCCCGCACCGCCGCCGCGCTGTACGCACGCTTGAGGGCATTGATAGCGGTCTGACTACCCGTGGCCTGCCCTCGTGTCAGATCCACCCGCACACCCTTCCAGGTGGCCACCTGTCCGCTTGCCGATATCGTGGCGCCAATTTCCTGTAACAACGCAAGGGACCCCGGTGCAAAGGCCACTGAAATAGTATTCACCTCATAACACGGCATATCAATTGCCCTCCTCTATCCAATTACATATAATTGCTCGCCGCAACCTGCAACTATCAGTAAATACCCTCTCTTCCCAGCTATAGGGCGCAATCTTTGCCACTATCCGCCGGCGCAATCTCATAGAAACCATTCTCACTAACATTAATGATGTTGCTTGTGTTTTCATCCTATCGCCCTCTTGTTAGTTGTTAGTCTTAGGTTGGAAAAAACTGGTAATTGAGAATTTATCCTCAATCTAAAAGAAATATTCGCTCGCTTGTATTGGGGAAATTCATCTGTGCTGATTACCCATTTGCCACGCCTTGTACACTCATGTTCGGCTGACCTTTCCCGCTCGCTATCTAACCAGTTATTCCCTTGCTTTCTTTTTAATCATATGACGTACCGTATCACAAGTCAATATCGATTGCAACAAATATTTTCACTCGTTCTATTTTATTTGTTCGTTCTCTTTTCTACGTCCCGCAACCACTTCTCATATCTAGATCTATCATCATATGTCAAAGGACTAGCAAGGCAAATGTCAAACGATGACCAGTTCTTACGGCCCTGCTTATCATAATACACCGTAACAAGCTGCTGACTCTTTCCGTTTACATTCTTTCCCAATCTGACGATTTTAAATACAATGTCGCCGATTTTTACGAGCTGGCCCGTTTTTACGCTTCCTGGTTTCATCTTTTTGCCCTCCTGATTTTAAATATTAAACAATATCAATAACATAGCACACTATTAAATTGTCAAAAAACAACTTAACTAGTTGATATCGTTAGTAAATAGGGAAAATCTTTATACCGTTCCCGAAAAGTGCGTGTGCGATACATCTATCTATATACACGATACATGATACATGAAAACAATAATGTACATGATACAAGTATAGTAGTATTATATTAGTATTATATTAAATGCTTAAATAGGGGGAGATAGAGCTATATCGCATGTACACGCACTTTATTAAATGGTATAACGATTTGCCTGTAACTGCTTGAAATCATTGGAGATAATCTTGTTTTTTTCGATTTAATCATCATTTAACTGCTTGAAATCATTGGAGATTGTTTGAACCTTGTCTGATTGAACGGTAGTTAGTAGTTGTGCGCGCAGGCAATTCAAGGCAAGTGACACAAGATTATTTGCGCTCATTCCCAATGCTTTTGATGTGTTGCGAATATACATTACGTCAGCGGGCGGTAATGCGCAACTATACGAGCATTTCCGGTCAATCTTGCGGGGCCTGTCTGGACTTGGTTGCCTCATCTCGTAAGGCTGCATGCTACGGTTCATTAGCTGGGCGAGTAGCCGGTCACTGTCACTCATATCAGGTGTTATTTGTGTCTTTGTCATTGCCTTGTCTCCTGTGTGTTGTGTTAGTAGGTTAGCTGCATGATACACGATATACGATACACGTACTTTATTCAATACCTATTTCTCCCGCCCCAGCAGATAAGTATTCAACTAAATGCTTAAATAGTATTCAACTAAATACTTAAATGCCCACCCACCGCCAGCTCTTGATGCCGATCCGCGTGCTCGCCCGATCCGCCGACCGGGGTAGACCCCCCTTCGCCGTCTGCGCAGTGACTGAGGCGACGCGGATATGTGAACACTGTTTTAGGACCTTGCTAGATTGCTCTAGCTGCTTGTCGTACTTATCGTTGGTTTCCACCGAGTGCGAGCAGGCAGGTGGGTTGAGCGAGCGGAATTTCTAAAAATTTTTCAGAAAATTCTGACGATAAAGAGCTAGACTTGCTTGACATCTTGTGGATAGGGAGGGTATGCTGGGGATATGAAGATACAAACAACGATACGACGGAGAAGGCTTTGAAATGCCAAGCTCTACTATATACCGTATTGCTTATTGTGATTGCGGTCTCGTGCATGACTTTGTATTTGTCAGTGAAGATGGAAAGCCAATCGGAATCGCGGCTAGGCGGAATAATCGTGCGACAGCGCAACGGCGTAGACAGTTGAAGGTGAAGGTATGAACTATTACGAAGCAGCAGAGAGTGGGCGCGGGGACGGTGAGCAGGTTCGAGGGTATCGGGCTCCGACGGATGATCGGGAGAGCGCAATCGCTCAGGTAGCCGCAGATAGCTCGCTCAGTAACGCACAGTTGCAGGCGGCATTGCTGGACGCATGTGGCGCACCTCCGCTTGCGATTGCGGAGAAGCTGGGCAAGGGGTCGCAGTATGTTTATCAGCTTAGGTATACGAATGATGAGTATAAAAGGGTAGTGGGGGAGTTCGGGAGGGTGGTGGCGAATCGCATTGTGGAAGAGGTTGCCGATGTAGATGAGTTGTTCAATAGGCAGATTGGTCCGTCTGCTGCCACGTTGATTGCGGTGAGAGACAGTCCGTTTGCGAAGGACGCGGATAAGATCAAAGCGAGTCTTGCTTTTCTCGATCGCGCAAGCAAAGCACCGAAGGCGACATCGAATAGTGAGGTGCGGGCAACCGTGATTCAGATACCTCTGGCGGCGATGCGCGAAATGAGAAAAGTGCTGACGGAGACGGGCGAGGCAGGCGATCAAGAGCTGCTTGCGTTGATCGAGCCGGTCGAGCAGGCGGTGCAGGTGGGAGAGATGCTTGATGTGCGGGCGGAAGATCAGATGATTCCTGTGCGGAGGATGTGATGGGAGATAGTGTGTGTAAGATTACCAATTTTGAACAACGCCGATTAGAGAAGACAGGGGAGTATTTAACAGGGGAAGCATTTTGCTTGGATTGTGAACACGAGTGGCTTGCAATTGCTCCTGTTGGCACAGTTAGCGGCTTGGAGTGTCCGTCTTGCGGAACAGTGAAAGGTATTTTTCGTTATGGTGTAGTGCCTGAGATCGTGTGGACTTGTAATTGTGGTTGTCAGGTATTCAGCATCAGCGGAATTAGTCATAATATACTCTGTTACCGGTGTGGCGCGGTGCATGACGTTGGATGATTTCACCGTAGACGAAATAGACCGCCTGTTTCCGCTTGGCGCAATTGATGATGAGGCAGAGGAGAGGGTAGCGGCGGAGATGATGGCCGCGTCTGCTGCCCCGGTCCTGCCGATTCAACCAAGCAGCACCCTCCCGAAGGCGTGGCGAATTTTGCTTGACTCGCCTATTGCTGGTGCTGTAGAATATGGACAGACCTCGAAAGAAGCAAAAATCCCATCTCGCCTTCCACCAAGGCGAATCGAGCTGCTTGAGGTAGCTGCCCCCTACCGAGACCGCTCCCCCTCCCCACCCGAAGGCCCTGACGCTGCCTCTCTCCCAGCTGATGGGCCTTCACCTTTTCCGGTTGACGCCGACGCTTTCGCGAATGATCAAGATGACGAGTATGAGTATCGGGAAGTTGCAATTGATCGGAATGGTCAACCGAGGCAGGCTGGCGCCGATTGTGCGGAGGGGGAGTTTATTAAACGCTTTCGCGCAAGGGCAGAGCAATCGCTATTCGTATTCCTGAAGGGGGTGGTTGGTCGCTTTTTCCTCACGCCGCACTTCCATCAAGATGTTTGTCAATTTCTTCAGAAAGTACCATCATTTCGAAAGCTGGTGCTGATGCCGAGGTCACATTGTAAAACGGCCATCGTGAGTGGAGGATTGCCGAGTCATATATTGATTCAACCAGCGGATACGAATATCTATTTTCCTGGTATTGATGGTGCAGAGTGCCGGATATTGTTGGCAGGCGAAAATAGTACGATGGCGGAGAAGAACCTCCGTGTGGTAAAAACAATATTCGAGGAGAATAAGATATTTCGCGCATTCTGGCCTCATCGTTGCTGGATAGATAGCAAGGCGAAGGTGTGGAGTAGTAATCAGATCATCATACCGCGTGAAAATGAGTGGCCAGATCCGACGATTAAGGCAGTCGGGGTGGGTGGGGCGATTACTGGTGCGCGTCCTAATGTCTTAATAGAAGATGACCTCGTATCATTCAAAGCAATGAATTCGTCTGTTGTAATGGAGGAGGCGATTGATTGGCATAAGACGGCAAGGGCCTTGCTTGATACTTATGAGGTGGAAAGTAATCTTGCGTCATTGCAATTTATTATAGGCACAAGATGGCAAGTGCATGATTTGTACAGTCATATTATTGATAATGATAAAACGGTAGATGTGATAGATGAGAAATATCACCGGATCATTAATAATGGGAAGATATTGTGGCCGGAGAAATATACCGCGAAGGATATCGAGCAACTTCGCCTAGAGCACGGATCTATGTTCTATTTGCTCTATCTGAATAGTGCAGCGGACCCGAGTCTGACAGATTTCGATTGTGAAAATGTGCGCTCGTTTGCTATAGTGAATGGGCGGATAGTATTTGCAGGAGAGGGTAGGGATGGGTGGTTGGCGGATCGGGCGGGGCGGTTGGCAAATCGAGAGGATGCGATATTGCAGGGGCAGGCGGTTCCGGTGATAGAGCGGGGGATGCCGCTTTCTTTGATGAGATTGCAGGAGGCGGTGAGAGAGGGGAGGGGCGGATGTCGATTGAGGGCATAAGTCAAAGTCATCGTGTGATGATGGAAGAGCGCAATGAGCTGGATCTTAAGTATCTGGAAATATACGGATTCTGTGATCTCGCCGCCGGGAAGGAAGCCCGCGCAAAGAGGCGTACTGCAAGGCAGGTTATCTCAATTGCCGCACGCGACTGGCTTGATCGTTGGTTCTTCATCTATATCTGGGCAGGCCGGGAGACAGCGACGGATTTCAAGAAACGAATAGTCGATGCGCAGGAGATGTACCGACCGCGGATATTCGGACTGGAAGCAAATGGGATGCAGGTTCTCTACGGCTCACTCGTGCGGGAAGAGGCTCGGCTTCGGTGCGGCTCAAAAGTGAAGATGATTCCCGTTTATCAGCCGACGAACGTGGATAAGGATTTCCGCATCCGATCCGGCCTTGAACCATTGATCGCTCAAGGTCGCCTATTTATCTTGCCGGAGCTGACGGATGCTTGGATCGAACTCCGAGGATTCCCGACTGCGGCAACAAAAGACATAGTAGACGCGATGGAGACTACCATCAGACTTGCACCGAAGAGGGCAATCGTGGTACAAAATAGGGCAGAGCGAGAACAATATGCCGCGTATCTAAGAAGCACACGCATACCGGCGCATTTAATTGAGCAGAAGATGTTTGAATTCGATAGCGGGAGGGGACAATGAATATAGATAGGTTGTCGGCAATGTTGGAGCGTCACGAGGGACGGCGATTAATGCCTTACAGGGATAGTGTCGGTAAACTAACTATCGGAGTAGGCCGGAATATTGAAGACGTTGGATTATCAAATAGTGAGGTAGATTTCTTATTAGCAAATGACATTACTAATAGATATGAGGCGTTAGAGAGACTCACATGGTTCAGGCAACTGAATGAGGCCCGGCAAGAAGCAATAGTCGATATGTCTTTCATGGGACTTACGAGGCTACTTGGCTTTCAAAAGATGATCGCAGCTCTCACGGCTGGTCGCTATGAAGATGCTGCCGCTGAGTTACTGAAGTCAAAATACGCAAAACAAGTAGGCCAACGAGCAATTGATCTTGCTCATATTATTAAAACCGGATCATACTAAGGAGATTAATGATGGTAAATTGGAAAACGACACTTGTTGGACTTGGCGGAGCAGTTTTGATGGTTGTAGCAAACTGGCTTCAAACAGGAGATCTCACGGATTGTAAGACACTTGCTGCCGCTCTCGTCACCGCCGCTGTGGGCTACTTTGCGAAGGATGCCGGGATTTCCGGAACAGCGAAATGATCTCACTGTTATCGGCTCTCGCCACCATCGTTGCTCTTCTGCTTGGCTGGTGGTTGAAGAATCAAGCAACTCGCATTAAGGAGAATCGAAATGATCAGATTCAGCAAGGCCGCACTGATATTGCTACTGGCGATGTCGATGCTGTCAGCGTGCGTGTGGATCAGGCCATCACCGACACCGGTGATATTGGCCGAATCGAGGGTGGAGAAGATCGAAATAGGTCAGACCGCACCTTGGACCGGTTGGTTGCTCTCGGAATCAGCTCTCGTCCGTTTACTGGAACAAGCGGAGTCTTGTCAGGGAAGGAAAAATCCTTGACAGTACAAGCAAAAGATGGCACGATTTGATTTATTGATCAGGTAATTAATTTAATCAATTCAGCGAGGACATTAAGATGAGCCAAAATACGAGCAAAGTCGGCTACAAAGAGGTGAACAATTTCAAACAAGGAAAGAGTGGTTCGAAAGTGCCGACGATGCCTGGGCCTGCCGCAGGAAATAAGGGCAAACAGAATCCGACGCAGAAGGGCGGAATTTACCGTCCGACTAAAGGTAAATAAGCGGCAAAGGTTATGAAATTGCAGCGAAAATAGAAGGGACTCATAGCACTTGCTGGGGTCCCTTTTTTCTTTCTCACGGAGGGCAATGGCAATGGATAAATGCAGTAAGAGTACGATGGAGAAGACGAAGAAAGGTCAGGCGGATACCGGGCCAGTGCGAAATCCATCCACGGCTAAACGCACAGCGAAAATTGGCGGTGGAAAGTCAAAATCTGGTGGGATTTTCGGCAGATGGCAGAAGAACCGAAAGGCTTGATCTGCGGCGGACGGAAAGGTTGCTGCGCAGATCTTCGACAATTGCAGGAACTTTTCCGTAATCGAGTTGAAATATTGGTATGCCTTGCTGGAAGGTATCAGTATGTCGTTGAGGATAAAAAACGTGAAATCTACCTCACTGCGATTGACTTGCTTAAAAGTGAGATTGAATCCGATTTAGGTCAACTTGAAAGGATCTGCAAAATTCGTAGAAACGGTTAAAAGATAAGGGAGCGGGAAGATGGCAAATACAATAGCATATGGGGAAAATAGTATAGATATTACATTTGATGGCTCAACTGCCTGGAATCCGGCAATCGTCATGCGTGTGAAGTCATTTGAATTTATCCCTGGCGGAGATGCGAAGACTATCACTGTCCGGGGAAAAGGTAGTGCAACTGGCCCGATTGAATTCTATGCGCTTTCTGACGCCTCGGTTGGCGTGAGCGATCAGCGGAAATTATATGAGAATGGTTATATCGGAACTGGGCGGAATATCACCCCTTATATTGTCGGGAACGAGGCTTCTGCATCCTCTCGCTTGATTATCAAACTTGTCTAATCGGAGCTAATCGTGAAGATATTTAAAAAACTCGCCATCCTCGTCTGCCTATTCGCAACTATCCGCCTCGGCTACAGTGCAACTCAGACAATTAATACACTTCCGAGTGCGAATGCCACCTTCATCGCAACTCTGCAAACTTTCCTTGGTAATGAGATTGCGGAATACGTTCATCTCCGTCTGCCGGATGAGGTTTACACTGGCGGACTCGGAACAACTGATGCAGATTTAACGAACACGATTTCCGCTGTAACTGCCTTTCCGAATGG